TGTCAACAACATTTGTTCCATCAGAATAAACCATTTTTTTACCTTTATCAGTTGCACTCCAAGTAACACCTGTGCCTGATGAAGTTTTAACAGTTACTGTAAATGAACCTGATGTTGCATTTTCAATTATGTAAGTTTTTTCAACTGAATCAGGAATTGTAACATTAATATTTCCTGTGATTGTTCCTGTTAATTTAATAACTTGATCTTTACCATTTGATAAAGCACCATTTGAAAAAGTTAATGTAGCACCAGTAGTTGCATTAACTGTAATTGCAGAATAACCACCGATTGCTTGTTCTAGAATTAATAAGTTTGTATTTGTTATCTGTCCCCAAGTTCCAGAATTTTCACCAGTAGCTTGAACAGTTAATTTTAAATTAGCTGATGTTGAGTTTGCCATAATTTTTTGTCTCCAATAATTTATTTTTATAAATTTTATTGAACTGTGTCAATATATTATTTTTAAGCAGCTGTGTCAACTTCTTGCCAACCTGGTGGAACAATTGGTGCTGTGCCAGTATTTACTTCGTTCCAAATCAATGTTTTAAGGCTTCCGGAAGCCATTGTCAACACATTTCCAGATAATAAAACATTAGCATTTCCAGTGACTGTTTCATCACCTTCCTGCATAGTCATTTCTTGACCGGTTACAGCAGCTATTGTAACTGCTTCTAATTCAGCTGTTCCATCAGCCATTGTCATGGCCATTGATGGAGGTAAAGCATTTGAGATGGTTGTAGAACCATTGGTTCCATCAAAATGAAGTAAGTTTACTGTATTTGCATCAATACTAAATTCTGATGTTGGAACAGTTATTGTAGCATCTGTAACTGGGTTATATCTTGCAATATCAGATTGTCTGTATTCATCAATATAAGCTGAAACCGCATTGGCTCCATTTAAGTCTGCTCCTATAAATGTTCTATTTGAATTATTGTTATTTACTAAACCACCACCTATAGCATTTCTTCTTGTTCCTCTTGACCATAATGCTCCGTTGTTTGAAGCATCTCTAGCAAAAGCTAAATGCATCCATGTATTGTTTGAAAATAAACCTGATGAAGATGATAACTGTGCACCATCTTCGTAAAGAATTAAATTTCCATTGTCAATTCCTATTGAATAACCATCACCACTTGCATTTCTTCCATCCCAAAGAATACCTGTTTGTGTTGTAGCATCTGAAGCATACCACCAAAATTCTATAGTAAATGCTCCACCATCTAAACCGTCAACAGTTCCTGATGCATTTACATAATCACCTGTACCATCTACTAATAATGAAGCAGTTCCAAATTGTTTTTCAGCTGTAGATAATTGTGCATCACCATTTACAGAGAATCCATTACCACCTTCTAAAGGATTTAATACATCTACATTAGCATCTCCGGTAACTGTTTCTTGACCAAGGAACATTGCCGCAGCATTACCTGTTAATGATACATCTGGTGCAGGATCTACGTCACCTTCCTGCATTGACATTGCTAGTGTTGTAACTTGTTGATTACCATATACACCAAATCCCCATGAAGATTTATAACCCCATGTAGAAGCAGAAGTCGCTGATACTTCTGCAATAGTATTTGCATCTAAATTAGCTGTTCCATCATTAGCTGTTAATTCTTGTCCTGTTGGATCTACAATCGCTTCTTGATATTGAAGAGTTGCAGTTAAAGGTATTCCAGTTACATCTGCATCTACAGTTGCTGATCCTAAAGCATCACCAACAACAGTAGTTAATTCAATTCCTGTTGGAACTTCGTGTTCACCGTCTGCAGATATAGAAACATTTCCTGGAGTAGAAAAACTAGCTTCTATTCCTGTTACATCAACTAATAAACCTGATGTACCCCAAGTTTCATAACCCCAGGTATCTGAACCCCAACCTATATTAATTTCATTTGTAATTGAAACGCTACCAATGTCAGATGACATTTGAATACCGTTAGCTAATAATGTTCCTGCAGTTCCCCAACCATATTCTCCCCAAGTATTATTACCCCAACCTTCATTAATTTCTCCAGCTGTTGTTTCATCTCCTAATGTAATAGGAACTGAATAACCTGTTACAGAAATATTTGCGTTTTGATAATTAACACTCCAACTTTCTAATCCCCAAGAAGATCTGCCCCAACCTGAAACTGGAACGTATTGTGCTTGACCTAAATCAAAAGATGCACTTATCCCGTTGACATCAATCGTATTTTGATTTGATGCCCAAGAGTTATCGCCCCACGCATTTGCACCCCAAGTTGTGGCCATAGGAGATTATCTCCTAATTAACCAGAAATCCTTAAGATCGCTGCAGTTGATGTTGGTGCTGGAAACTGAATTGTAAACGTACCAGAAGTTGCAGTTTTATCTGAACCAAAATCTAATACAGCAACAGCTGCGTTAGTTAATGATGTATTATAAATTAATGCACCTCTAGCAGTTAACGTTACACCAGTAAAAGATAAGTTGTCAAAATCAGCTCTTGCTACACCAGCAGTAATAGATGTTCCTGCATTAACTAATGCTCCACCACCTGCTGAATACTGTCCAGACGGAGATACTTCATTTGAAGTAGTGTATGAAGTTGTAGCAGAAGTTAAAGTTGCACCTGCGGTATAAAGAGCTAATTTAAACTTATCGCCACCAGATTGTTTAAAATCGTGATCACCTTCTAAAAGTTGTTTTTTGAAGCTGTTCGCGATTGCTTGTGTTATAGCCATAGTTTATCTCCTTATTATTATTTTCCTCCGACTCGAGGAACACCACTTTGATATTCATCTCGTCTTCGTCTTCCCATTTGTTCTATCGAGAAGCCTTCAACTACTTGTTTATACTTTCCTTCGTATAATTGCAAGAGATCATTTGGCCCTTTTAGAAAACTGAATGCTTCAACTAAGCATGCATATAAAAGTCCATTGGGAAAATATGTACTTATATATGTTGTTGGATTTGTACTAGATAAACCCGGATCTTTCAAGATATAATTTAACTGAATTGTATATGCTGAACTTGGAGTAGGTGCTAAAACAATAGTATTCTGGTCCCACATACCATAATATTTAGGTTCTCCTGTAGCTCCTGTTGAGTTGTATTCAGACATAAAGCTAGTATCTCTATATTCTAGAAAATTCCTAGTTCCACCTGAACCACCATCAACGATTTGAGCTGATCTAATAACTAATAAATTATCAGGAGTATCAATGAATCTTTGACTAGCAACTAATGAAGCTGTTGCATATCTTCTATTATTATCAGAATCTACATCTCTTAAAATTCTGAATTCTGCATTGTTAATAAATCCATTAACAATTGTATCTGTTAATACATTTGAATCAACTTCTGTATAATCTCTAATCTGTTGTACTAATTCTGCGTAAGTCATTATGTTATATTAATTGTTACCCTTCCTAAATTTGCTTGTGCTTCTCTTCTTCTATTTATAGAAGTACCATCATCTGGAATCATACCACTGTTTGAACTAAATGCAAATGGTGCAGGTAGTGTTAAATCTACATTCATAAATCCACCATCACCAGATGCTTGAGTAAAAGTTTGTGGTCTTGCATTTCTTAAACCTTGTCCATCTGCTGTAGTTGGTTTTGGTTCTAATTGTGGATGTTTAGATTCATATTCAGAAATATGTACTCTAGAGCCATTCCATTCAATTACCATTTCTTTGTATGGAAATGCTTGACCTGATCTATCAGAAATAAATTGTGCGTATTTTCCTTTTGATAAATTAGACATTTGGATAATAATTTTTTGGTGTTATGAAAGAACTAGATGAAGAACCATCTTCTTCTAACGCTCTTTGTAATTCATCTTCGTATAATAATTTTAATTCTTGTGTTCTTTGTGGTGAAAATTTTTGAGATAAATAATAAGTTAAACCTGAAACCATACAAGGAACAAATCTATATGGAACATCAGCGTTATTACCATAGGCTCCGGCATCCTGAATCCTTTTAACATAGTAATAGTTTAATAAGTTTCCGGCTTCAGTGGCCCCTGGAGTTAAGTATAAAGTAATTGTAACTTTATCTATAAATCTTTGTACAAAATATTGTGTTGGTGTACCTGTTTGAGTTTTATTTGAAAGACCTTGATATGCTGATCTATTAATTTTTGTTAATGGAAAATCTGTAGATGAAGAATTTCTGTAAACAGCTTCTAAAATATCATCAACACCATAAACAGCTGTAGCATCAGAAGTACCGTCAGTAGTTGAACGATACATAGTATATGTTGTTTGACCAGAAACTAAAGTGATTGAATTATTTCCAACTTCCCAATAGTGTAAACCTCTATTACCCCATTCTTGAAACATTATGTTTAAAGAACGTCTTGCTGTTTTTATATCATTACCAGAATAATCAAATCTGCCTAATCTTTCATAAGCTTCAGTAATTATATCATCAATATAAAAACCTGATTCAAAGGTTGTTGTACCAGAGGTAGCCATTAATTAACCTCCTACTTATCTATCAATACAGTTGCTTTTGCACTTGTAATTGCACTGCAAGTCATTCCACCTTTAAACAAAATTCCATCTTCAGGAAGATTAAATGAAAACACATCTCCTGGTGGTACTTCTGCTGTGAATTGAGTTCCAGATTCATCTTGTAAAGTTACAGATC